CTAATTATAAGTCAGATCGCCAGTGTGCCCCTACCTCTGACGTCATTGCAGTATCAGGCACTGGTTCAAAGCGTCAGGAAAATAAGTATACAGGCACTTTGGTAAAAGGCATCGCCCAAATGCATAAATCTAATGCTGTGCCTATCACTAGTAAAGAAGATGCCGTCCATATCGCTAACATGAGGAGAGGCTAATGGCCTATACCTATAATGAAATGCTTGATCAGTTGACTGATCGAATTTGCCGTGTCGTATTCACCAAGAAAAATGGTGAAGAGCGAGACATGAAGTGTACTCGTAATATGACTTTCATTCCAGAAGCTTCACAACCTAAGGGTGCTGAGACTAATGTGAACACTGAAGTTATTAAAGTGTATGACATTTTGGCGGATGGATGGAGATCTTTTCGCGTAGAAAATGTAACTAATTTTGAATAAGCTATTTACAATTGCACCGTTTTGTGATAGAATATATCTAATGAATGGAGAATTGAATGGCAAAAGCAGTTAAAAAAATCTCTAGCAAACCTAAAAAGGTTAAACTTGTAGTCAGTCGTCGTACCGGTTTGGCCGCTGCGCCAACTGACTCTTGGGAAGCCTTTAAGTATTATATGCATCAAGAAGTCGACCCTAAAGAGTTGGCTAAAGTTACTAGAGATTGGATTCGTAAAAATTTCAAAAAAGAAGCTTCATTCTTATTGAGTGGACCTAATTACGCATACACCATGTATTCTCATGTGGCGGCTACAATCTACTGGAAAGAGATCAATGGGACATTCCCTGACAATTGGGATGTCGATCGCTGCCTTGATAATTATGTGGAAAAATTACGTAATTGGTGTAGTGCTAAACAAGCAGAATCCGCTGATAGTGATGCTAGGGCTCTACCTAGTATATCACCAGCTGAGCGAATGCAGCGTAAGACTAATAATTTCATTGCTGAAATCGAAGGTATAATCGACGAATTCTCTGATAGCTTTGAAACTGAATTTAATATGTACAATGAACTTACTAGTATCGATGCTGCATTCGCCACTGCAAAAGCCGTATACGAAAAGTATCTTCCACTCCAGGAAGAGATTCGTGAATTGGTAGAAGATAAAACTCCAGACCTAGTTGAAGGCTATGGTTGGATGAAGATTAACGAACGTAAAAAGTACAAAGCATTTATTGACGGTCTCGTATCTGATGCTGAAAAATATATGAACAAAAAGCGTGCTGTACGGCAAGTCAAGCCTAAGGTACGTACTGCAGATAAGCAAGTTGCTAAGATGCAGTATGCCAAGGAGAACAAGGACTTTAAATTGGCTTCAGTCAATCCGGTCTCTGTTGTTGGCGCTCAACGAGTCTTTGTCTTTAACGTTAAGTATCGACGTTTGACGGAGTATGTCTCTAACTCGTCTGACGGGTTTGAGGTAAAGGGTACCACACTTCAAAATATTAATATGGAGGAGTCTAATCAACTTACACTAAGAAAACCTGAAGATATCCTAACAGTTGTACAAAGCGGTACAGCCCGCGAGATACGACAGAAGATTAACAGTCTGAAAACCAAGCCATCTAAACCAAATGGCCGTATAAATACAGACACTATTATAATGAGGACATTTAATAAATGAGTGATGATAAAGAGGTCTTCTTGAGTAAGTCGTCCTTCTCTAAAATGATTGAGGAGTACGTAGTCGAGAAGAAATCAAGTTATATCGATGCTGCATTGGATCTATGTGAGAAAATGAGTATCGATCATTATGACGTGCATAAGTACGTCAACCCCGTTGTCAAAGGTAAGATCGAAGCAGAAGCAATGAAGCTAAACCTCTTACCCAAGACAGCAGAAGAACTGTCCTTTGAGTAGTTTACAAACCTACTTAAATGTGATAGAATATACTACAGTTAAAATTTCAGCAATACGGAGAAAAACATGAGCTTTGCAAATCTCAAACGTAATAAAGACCTTATCAACAAGCTGGTAAACGCAGCGGAAACCACTAATGCTGGTGGCGAACAAAAATCCTATGGCGATGATCGCCTTTGGAAGCCAACGGTTGATAAGGCAGGCAATGGATACGCTGAGATCCGTTTCCTACCTGCACCGGAGGGTGAGGACTTACCTTGGGTCCGTTATTGGGATCATGGGTTTAAGGGTCCGACCGGTAGGTGGTACATCGAACGTTCCCTTACTTCAATCGGTCAGCAAGATCCAGTTGGTGAATTGAATAGCCAACTATGGAATTCTGGTCATGATGAAGATAAGGAAACGGCTCGTCGCCAAAAGCGTAGGCTACATTATGTATCCAATATTCTTGTAATTAGTGATCCATCTGCACCTCAGAACGAGGGCAAGGTATTCCTTTACCAATATGGTAAGAAGATCTTTGATAAGATCATGGATGTAATGCAACCACAATTCCAAGATGAGGAACCAGTGAACCCCTTTGACTTTTGGGATGGTGCCACATTTAAACTAAAGATTCGTAACGTTGAAGGTTATCGCAATTACGATAAGTCTGAGTTTACGAGTCCATCATCGCTATCAGATGATGATAGCGTATTGGAAGGATACTATAATAAGCTGCATAAATTGCAGGAGTTTATGGATCCAGCCAATTATAAGTCATATGCTGAACTCAAACAAAAGCTTAATGCTGTATTGGGTGTGGTTCCGACTATGACTGTCCGCGAAGAAGTTTCCTTAGGTGATGAAACTCCTCCTCCTAGCATGAAGGAAATTCCTCCTGTTACTGCTGAAGAAATGGAGGATGCGGATGATGATGACGATACTATGAGAGTCATGAGCTATTTTGCCAAGATCGCTAATTCATCATAAACAAAAAAGGGGAGGCTTCGGCCTCCCCTTTCAGTTTTAACCATAAGCGGCAGAAGCTTCACGATCTTTTGTTTGTGGTGGTGCATTACTAAGATTTAATGATGCATTGGTTTGATTACTTGTCTTACTAGAAGCGTCGACGATGGGCGCGCCTTTTTTATCTGCATTAGCTTGAGCTTCTTCTTTTTCGTTCTGAGCATCTTTTAATTCTTTATGAGCTGGTACTTTTGGATCAATTTCAGCAGGCTCAGCCATTTTACTTTCAGGTTTACTTTCAGGTATACCAAGTTCTTCTCTTAACTTGGCGGCTTTCTTCTCTTGTAATTCTAGATCAGCAGACATCTTTGCCAAAGCGTTTTTTTCTCTTTGTGTCAGGTCTCTAGTGCGATTACCATCGCGATCTTCTGCATTTGCCGCCACTCGAGCCATTCGATCTTTGATACGCGCACTCATTTTCTCGGCGTTTTCTAGTTCTTTCTGCCTTTTTGCCTCATCCCTTTTAAGTTTTTCTTTTGCTTCCTCTGCCGGATCAGAGCTTCCACCAAATATTGACCAGTTACGAGGATCGAGTCTTTCAGCAAACTCCATCATCATCTTTTTAATATCTTCGAACGATGGAAGAAGGTCCATTAAGATTGTAGGAAAGTTGAGTATGAAATCGATGAACGGGTCTACAAATCTAGTGACCAATCCACCTTCCTCCCAGAACTTATTGAGTTTTTCAGCAAATTCTTTAAATCCAAGTTGTTCAGCAATCCACGCTGGAATGCCTACAAGGATTAGATCTATCGCTTCTGTGATACCTTTAATGAGACCTTTAACACCACCAATTAAACCATCACCAATCTTTTCCATAAAGCTTCTACTATCGCCCACAAGATTGCCGTCTTCATCGTATTCTGGATTACCAACGAACCCTTCATAGAACCCTACAAAGAAGTCTACGATACCCATTATGATCTGACTGATAGGACCAAAGATATGACGTCCAACTGCCTTAAGAGGGGCAAGGAGTGGTTTAGCAAAATCTAATAATCCATTAAAGAAACCCATTATACCACCGCCTGCATCAGCACCTACAAAAAATCCCTTAATCGTTTCCAGGCCTGGTATCTTAAAGTCTTTGATCCAGTCAGGCATCTCAATCTTAAACGCGTTGAATACTGATTTAACATCATCAAATATTTTTGTTATAAAGCCAGGAGGACCATCAAAAGTGAAGAAAGATTTAATTGACTTGCCTATATTATCAAACGATTCAGTTATAGCAGTTTTAATATTTTTAATAGTTTCGGTTACTGTTTCAAAAATCTTTGCTACTCTTTCTGACGTACCTGCTTTAAAGTCATCAAATGCTTGTCTTACAGGTCTAAAGAAATCTCCTACAGCATCAGCTATTCGCTGTGCTCTTGCTATTGCGCCTTCTTTTGCTGCTTTAAAGAAGTCACCTATTGCATTACCAATCTGCTCGATCTTTACGCCTATATCAAGGATGAAGTTTTGAAGCCTCATGGATAACATGTTAGGATCAAATGTTATCTTAGGAAATAAATCTCCAATAGCATTAAATGCCCTAACTATTTTTTCAGGGAAAGTACTTACAACTAACCAAGCATCACGAACACCATCTGCAATACCACTAACTACACGAACAAGTCCTTTGAATATTTTAGGAAGAGCAAATGCCCTTAGTAACTGATCTGCCTCTGTAAGAGAGGCAACTAAACCAACGAGAGCGGGTATTGCAAAACCTGCTAAACCAGGTATTCCTAAACCACCACCCGAATCTCTCTTAGATGATTCTGACCTAGATTGTTGACCTGCCTGTTTGTTCGATGCTTCGCGAGCAGCTTCTAATTGGTCAAGCATAGCTTGCTTTTGAAGATTTATGAAATCCAAAACATTTTTATTAAGGGCCCTGACGGCATTATGCACGTCCTGAGTTGCTCTTGTTTCCGTTAAAGAAACAAGTTTAACTTCCTTAATCAGATCTTGCATTGTTGCATCAGCCATAATTCATTGCTCTCTTTTCTGCCTTTTCTTTCTCTTCCTTAAGATGATCCTTAAGCAGTGATAGGTACACGTCTCGTTCCCAAGGTATCATGTCGCCTATCTCATTGAGCGAATAATGGTGGTGTTGCATTAATATAAAGTTCACATTGTAATGATTTACCAAACTATCATGAGATAGGCATATTAAAAAAAATCTTGGATCCCCTGTAATTTGTATGTATTGTGATGTCCACATGATATACAATCATACTCACCTGGTTTCTCTAATCGTGGCATAGCCTCGATAAATG